TTGCTGTTAATGTTACACCTGTAAAAGATAAGTCACTAAAATCTACGAATGCTACTGTCCCTTGTGTTGAAACAAGAGCGTTTACCAAAGCTCCTCCACCTTGTGCATACTGTCCAGTGTCTGGCACTTGGTTACCTGTACTGTCGCCAGGATAAGCTGTTGTGTCAGCACCTATTGATGCCTGTGAAGTGTATAAAGCTAATTTAAAGACGTCTCCAGATGTTGGAGTGAAGTCATGAACACCTTCAAGGATTTCTTCCTTAAAAGAGTTTGTAATTGCATTAGTTGTTATTGCCATTTTATTCTCCTATAATTTTATGGTGATGGTGATTCGATTTTAACTCTCGGAACGCCATCAGTATATTGACCTCTACGTCTAGAACCCATTTGTTCTAACGCAAAAGCTTCCAATGCTTTATCATACCTTGTTTTATAGAGGTTGTACATATCCAGAGGGCCTTTTAGATAAGAAAAACATTCTACCAAAACACCATATAGTAAAAGATTCTCATATTGATCAGAAAGCATAGTGGAAGTAGTTGAATCAAAATGAGGAGCATTTTTAACGTATTGAATCTGAATAGGCAAAGCTGAAGCAGGTGTTGGTGCGACGATGATATTTTTATCGTTGTACATGGCATAATATTTAGGCTGTCCTGTAGCTCCAGTTGGGTTGAATTCTGCGATAAAAGTTTGATCCCTTTTTTCTAAAAAAATTTCCACCGTACCATCAGTAATTTTTACTGCTCTCAAATATTTTAAATCGCCAGGTAAACTCACTGCTCTATTACCATTTGTAAAGGTTGAATTCGAAAACTTACGTAAATCATCATAATCAACTTTTGATGCTATATCTAATTCTGTATTTTTAATAAATTGATCAAGTAAAGTATCTGATAAAACTGAGCTAGATACCTCAGTATAATTTCTTACTTGTGTTAAAAAATTTGTATATGTTATAGCCATTATGATATCTCCACAGTTACAGGATTAACTAAACATGTAGCTTGTCTTCTTCTATTTTGTAATGATGGATCTCTTGGCTCCATACTTTGTTGACTAGTGTTTAAGAAATTAGTGCTTATTTCTGCAGTAAAAGTTTGAAAAGCAAAATCTCCTGGTAAAGTTAAATTTGCAACACCTACCGAAGCTCCTCCTGAATCTGCCAAAGTATTATCATTTTCAGCAACAGTCTTCGGTTGTTGAAATTTAATATTTCTAGGGTTTTGTAATGCTATAGCATCACTTACAGCGTATCTTCTTCTAATTTGTGGTTGTTTAGATTCATATTCTGAATTATGTACTAAAGATCCGTTCCATTCTTTAACCATTTCATCGTATGGAAAAGCCATACCAGATCTATCTGATATTGCTAATGATCTTTTTCCTGATGCGTATTTTGCCATAATTATAACCCGTTAGGATAAAAAGATTGTGGTGTTATAAATGTAGAAGTTCTTTGACCATCTTCATCTAATGCCCTTTTTAATTCATCCTCATATATTAATTTATTTTGTTGTACTAAATTTGGATTTTTTTTCATAGCTAGATAGTAAGCCAATCCTGAACACATACAAGGTAAAAACCGATAAGCAACATCTGCTTGATTTGTATATGCTCCAGCATCTTCTATTCTTTTAACTATGTAATATTTTAAAGTTGTATATGTGTTTAAATCTGGTGCTTGATATAAAAAAATTTTTGGTGTTGTTTCTCTTTGCACATAATACTGTGAAGGTTGTCCTGTCGCTAACTTATTAGGTAAAGCTGCATAAGTAGATCTATCTATTTTAGATAAAGTT